TTTGTTGTTTACACTTATCACACTCACGGTAGCCTAGAGATTGATAGATGCGCCAATGGTCATGCTTACAGTGCACTGCGCTAGTCACAGGAGTTACTGCTTCTACCTTCTGAACTTTGTCCATATAATCCTCATACATAAACCAATCAATCCTACATAAGCAACAAGTGCTACCCAGTCATGTAATGTCATTGCCATCCCCTTTAGTGTACTCAACCATAAAACACACTACGGTAAACAATATGACTGCCCAATATATTAATTCGCCCATTGTTCTTCTTCCTCTAATGCTCTGAGCATCAACTTCAACTGCTCGATTTCTTTGAGGAGTTGAAGTTTAATTTTTCTTAGTTCTTTTTTGTTTTTCTGAGCCGTTTTAAGGCGACTTATACATTCGTCTTTGGTCATCTTATACCTACTTGCAATTCGCCTTTTACATTGCGCTCCATCTCATAGACTGCATACATCTTGCCATCATGGATGATAAATTCACCTGTTGTTACTTTAATTACTTCGTAGTAATGACGATGAAGTGTTGAGTCAATAATTACAGTGAGGATTACGCCTAAACAAAAGGCACTAATTGCTGCATAAATCATGTCGTTTTTCATTGCACTATCCCCGTTTTAACATCATTACATATTGCTGTGATTACTCTTGTTGGGCGCTTTGACATTTGGTATGCACCAAAGGCAAAATTGTATTCTTCTTTAGCATTGTTGCAAGCAACCATTGATTCATAAGGTAGAATGCTTGTTGTGTAAGCAATTACTTCATGGGTGGTTACTTTACCGTGTTTATCAATAGTGGTTTCTGAGGTCAGAAACGATAGTGTCAATGTCAGAGTAGCTAATATAGTTCCCATAAACTGTTTCCTCGTTATTTATTTTTACAAAAAAGTTAATGTAGTCATCTTGGTAAGGTTGAAACCTACGCTTTTTATTGTTCTTAACTTTAGTTACGATACTTCTATGTGTTCGTTTTCTAAGTTCCTTTTTTTCATCGCTTTCCATTTTTATTCTCCAAGACTGCGGTTTTAAGCGCTCTACGCAGACGGGTAATTTCATCTAATGCGCTAAAGTGCAAGTACGCCATAGCCATAAACAAAATTATCATTAAGACATAAGCAATACTGCTTTTATCTAAGTATTCTAAAAATTCAATTAATGCGTCCATTATCTGTGTCCTCAGCTATTACGCTTCTAGTGTTGCCGTATTGCTTGCAAGTTCTTCACGAACACCCTCAAGCATTTCAACGCAATCATTAATTTGACTGTTAATTTTTCTAATAAATATTTCCCTATCTTCTAGTTTGTCAGTGCTACCAACCAAATACCCTACTACCTCTACAAGCTCAAAGGTTAAATCACTAAGGGCTTCTTGTTGGTTATCATGTTCCAACGCAGTTGTTAGTAATTTTAAAATAACCTCATGATTATTAAACTTTCTTTGGTTCGACATATCTATCTCCTAGCATTTTGCGTAATTGTTTTTCAGTATCTATTGCTCTTTGTTTATTGAAAGCATCCCATTGAGAGTGCGTCCAATACTTGCGCTCATCATCTTCTTCCTCAGCATACCAATATGCGTCAGAAGTGTTATCTTCAAATACTCGCATTTATATAACCTCTTGATTGTGTTATACTCAATTTGCATTTCACTCCAACTGTTTGAAATGCGTTCATGTGTTAGACTCCTCGACTCTATTCCTACTGCCTGTTTACTCCTTTGGGGCAGTAGGATTTTTTTTTGTTTCGAGAAACCGTGAAGCTATTTTATTGATTTTATCCCCTCAGTCAACCTTAACTTAACTTATTTTAATGCACGAAGTAAGTCAGATTGCACAATATCTTTATCTTTCAATACGTTAATGATTCGCTCGTCAATGCAGCCTTTGCAGATTAAGTGGATAATCCTTACCGCCATAGTCTGTCCTTGCCGGTATAATCGAGCATTAAACTGTTGGTAATATTCCAAACTCCAGCTCAGTGAAAACCACACAATCATGCTACCACCGTGTTGGATATTAAGACCGTGACCGGCTGATTGCGGATGTGCAAATAGAAGTGGTATTTCGCCATTGTTCCATTCGTCAATAGTGGTTTGATGCTTATCGAGAACTCGTGCATTAGGAAAGCGTTTAAGTAGTCGCTCAAGATCGCTTTTGAAGTTATAGGCAACAAGGATATTCTCCCCATCGTTCTGCTCAATAATGTCTGCAAGCGCATCGAGTTTTGCGTCGTGGACTATTTCATAGTTTTTAAACTCATCGACGTACACAGCACCAGCGCAATACTGCAATAACTTATTAGCCAGTGTCGCTGCGCTTAATGCTTCAACTTCGCTATTTTCAAAATCAAGATATAGTGTTTTTTCAAACTGCTTGTATTTAGATATTACCGCAGGTTCTAATTGAATTTCTTCATATAATTCAATGTAGTCTGGCATATCAAGGTAATCACTTGTTTCCATTGATATGGTAAATGGCGCTATCAATGCTTCAATTTTCTTTTGTGAATCTTTGCGAGGGGTGTATTTGTAACCGCTATAATCCTGTTCAAAGAATCGGCTTTTATACATAGTCATGGTTCGCCCAAGTGCTTTACCGTTATCCACTAAATAGCATTGTGACCACAGGTCAAGTAAGCCATTGGGCGAGGGTGTACCTGTCAGTAGAGTGATGTAGTGAACATAAGGTAATGCTTTACGCAGTGCTTTGACACGTTTGCTTTTATCGCTTTTAAAGCTGGAGCAATTGTGTACTAAAATTCCGTTGGCAAAATAATCATTGATCCCGTTAATTTGTAAATTGAATACATTTCTTGAGCGCGATTGTTGGATATTCTCAATACTGTCCACCCTAACGATTGAAGAAAGGTATCTTTCTTTTCGTCCAACCGCTTTCGCGATCTGTGAGAGTTTCCATCTACTTCTAACGCAATTTTCTTTTGAGGAATTCCGAAATCTACTTTGTAGCAAGTTGGATAGCCACTGGTTCTTCCCATTTTTGTGGGTATTGCACACTGCATTATCCATTCTGACGGTAAGATTTCCCTCATCATCTTCTCGCATTCTGAAATTTTCCCATTCCCTCCGCGCACAATTGGTTGATGCCCAGAAAGTTTGTGAGCTAAACTTAATTTTTGTTTTACTTCGTCTGACCATTCTAACCCTTTGTTCCAAGTGGTTCTTTGTCCAGATGCGTAATTCTTTTTTGCTGTTTTTGAAGTTTTTTCCATGACTTCTTTTTTGTGTTCTTCTGTTCTGATATTGTGCATATGTTTTTTTGAACAAGACCGGCTGCATAACTGATGAGTTAATTTGCGTTTCATATAGATTGTTCCGCACAAAATGCAAACCCCGACATCCCCGTGCTTGAATCCACCCCTTTTCTGTTGCAAAAGGATGATTTCCTGTACATTCAATACTTGTTCCGTCTGATAAATATAATTTGATAAGGTCATAAGATTCTTTTTTAAAGATATTAGTAATAGGTTTTTCTCCAATTGAAGTTATTACAGATTCTCCAATTTCAAGAGTTTTTATATCACGAAGTCCTGTAGGGGTCAATATCATTGTACCCTCTGGAAAACACTCATCTACCACCACCATTTGAAAGGGGAACTTATCCCTATAGTGATTCACTAACCAGACCACGTTTTCTCGATTAATAACATAAACGTCAGCGTCATGGTGGAGGGCAGCTAGGCGCTTTTGCTCTGTGCCTGTACATATTTTGAATTTTAAATCTTTGAGATGTTCCCATTCCTTTGCTTCTTGCGCCCAAACGCTATTAGCTACTCTCAGTGGCGCGATAACGAGCGCTTTGGTAATCACACAAGCATCAATTAAATCGTTGATTGTAGTGAGCGTAGAAGCTGTTTTCCCCATCCCCATTTTAAGCGCACAAAGTGTTCGCTCTTGTTCAATTTGAAACGCGGAGGTTCGCACTTGGTAATGACGGAGTTCTGCTCTAGTGCGCATAATCGCCTTCCACTGGTAATCGATAAAGCAATAAAGTATCAACGCTTTCTTTTGAGTCAATGACATAGACATGGACGCCCATCTCGCGTCGTCTTTGATGATCGCGTTCCTGTGCTTCAGTGGGTTTCTTTTTAGGCGCTTTGCATTCAACAAAAAATATCGGCTGAAATGGTAAAGTAATTAAACGGTCTGGAACGGATCGACGATTAGGTGATGTAAACTTCTCACACGTTCCACCTACTTTTTTAATTTGATCGCACAGGTATTTTTCAATTTCTTTTTCAAGCATTTTTATTCCTCAATGTAAAATAAACTCAGACGAAAAAATTATCGTGAGTTTCTATTCTTTATAGCCAACACCTTTTAACACTTCATTTGCCTTAGTGTAGTAATAATAAAAATTAACATCCTCTGGAAAAGCATTTGGCAAATTCATCAATGGACGACAGCCTTGTGACATCGGGACTTTGTTTCCATTCTTTGCATAAACAAGTGACATATCAGCAAGACCTAAATCGCAACTGTGATAAAAGCGAACTGCTTTACCAAGATACTCTCCTCTAAACAATGCGCCACCTGTAACTCTGCGAACTGTGACAAACTTTCTAATGTCCTCACAATCGGTAATTGTCTTTTCAATTGGCGTTCCGTTAGCAATAAACTCAGCGACTGCTTCATAGATGATTAAGCCGTCAGGGTTTTTACTCATTGACGCTTCACCAAAGCATCCTTTACATTTAGTTTTACCATCGAGCTTCACAGCGATATAGTTATTTACATCACGCGACGCGAGTTCTCGGTAATCAGTTTGCTCTAGCGTATAGCTGGTTTGAATTTCCCAATTAAATAGAATATCTTGTAGCGTAGGTATTTGACTTTCGTGGTAATACGTCACAATCCCATCGGTGTTTGCACTAACTACGCGAATACCGTTTAATTCAAGTTCTTCAATCAGCATGAGAAGTGATAGCTGACCTGTGATTGTTGTTTGCAAAAGTAACTGCGGTGAGTATAAGCTACTGTATTTACTACCAAATTTACCAAAACTCCCGTTGAGTACGATTTTAAGTGTATCGGCAGTAACTTTATCGCCTGTGTGTTTCGCTGTAATACGTTTTTTTACAATCTCTCGATATAGATTAAGGAAATTCTCTCCCATTGATTCTGGAAATAACCTTTGATGCAGGATAATTGATGGGTAGTAACTAGCCACGTCAAAGTCAGATAGAAAGTAACCACTGCTGGATTTAATGTGTTGCTCAACTTCGCGTGAATGTAATCCACCGATTCCCATTTGATATGACGCATTACCAATTTTAATAGGCTCACCTAGCCATTTAGGTAACTCAACACTGCCGTTATCTTTTAGCGTAAAAGTTTCATAAATTAGCTGGTCAAAAATGTCGCAGAGTTCCTGTGTTTTAAACTGAATAATATCTGGATTTTGATAAGTAAACGTGTATTTATCATCAAACTTTGTGGCACGATAATGCTCGCCAGTTTTCTCGTAAAGTTCTGATTTTATGATAGTTTCAGCAATTTGCGCATCGGACTTTGAATTAAGGTTGATACCGTATTGCTGTGTCATCTCTTTGCGCAAGTCTATCTGCCCTTTGAGCTTGTCAAACAGTTCACCGGTCACTTGCGTATCGTTTCTGCAATACTTGCGCATCAAACTACGCTCAGTATCTTTTATTAACTCGTTAGGATCAATTGGCAAGTCTTGCATTTTCTGGGTGTGAATACGTCCACCGTAAATTTTAAGCGATGCTTGTCCAATGGGGATTTCGATAATATCAATATGTTTATCGTAAGTAGGGACTTGGAGGTTATGCTCTTTGAGAATCTGCCAAGTAACGCGCTGATCTGTGATTATTTTTGTGGAAAGTTTGTGTAACTTTGAGCAATTCCATGCGTCCAATGCGCCATGTATAACAGGTATATCGTAGTTTAACCCATTGAATGAAACGGTTTCATGATTAAGAAATAGACGCTGTATCTTTTTGGCTTGCTGCTCATTTAACTTTGCATCTTCGCCAAATAATTCTATTTCAAGCGATGCACCTGTTTTATGATTAACGGCTAAAAATAGCCAATAGTTTTTATAACACTCAGTGTCAATAATGTAAGTATTCATAGGGGTGTCCTATTTGTGAATATAAATTGTAAAATTATCGGTATCGCAAAAGTATCTGTTTACATATACCGCTACGCACTACGTCATCAATATCAAAATAACAAAAGCCTACTGATTCCAAGTCTTTTAGACGCATTACCGCATCTTCTAAACCGGAGAGTCCTTGTATGTCTTTTTGCCCTCTATAATCCCCATCGACAATCACTTTGATATTACCTTCATCACCAATCCGTGTTAAAAACATCTCCATTTGCTTTGGCGTGGTGTTTTGCGCTTCATCAAGTATCACTACTGCATCATTGAATGTTGTACCGCGCAAATAGGCTAAAGGCTTGAATTCTATAATCTTTTTACTTAGGTAATACTCAGTGCTAGTTTTACCTAGTCGCTTATTAAGTATCTCAATCATTGGAAGCATCCATGGCTCAGTCTTATCGCTAAGTTCCCCTTTGAGATAACCTAAACTTTCACCGGCTTCAACCAGTGGGCGTGAAATGATTATCTTACTGACGTTTTTTAATTGGAGCTGTTGCGCTGCGTAACTAAGTGCTAAATAAGATTTACCTGTACCTGCGCACCCAATGCCAAAGGTGATGACGTTAGCGTAAATACTATTAAGGTATTGTTGTTGCGCCTTGTTCATTGCAACAGGCGCTTTGATAGTATAGCTGTTTTCACTAGGATCATTTGATTGATAAGTTTCTACTTTTTCAAACTTTTTAGCGCGTTTGTTTTTTCTGGTTAATTTCTTTTCGAATTCCATGTGTGTCCTTATTGCAAATATAAAAAAACCGACAAGTTGATAGCAAAATGTCGGCAGAGGAGAGGTGGAGCTTGAGGTTTTAAAAGTAAGTTTACTTGATTATTTACACAGGATTAAAAATGTAAAGCCACTGACTCATAACTTTTTTGGGTCTATGAGGACACCCGCAAACTTACTTTTAAAAACCCAATTAGGCATCACGCTAGGTAATTGACTGCTTTCCGCCTAGCGTGATTAAGAATAAATGGTGCAACATGAAAACGATAGTGAGCTATGACACTATCACTAAAAGCACTGTTTACTACCCCACTACAATCAGTTCTAATCTTCCCTATGTAGTTAGTGAATTACCGTCACCGGTAATCTCAACCCGAATCGAGCGCGTAGCTAGTGCGCTTTACCGATATTAAAGGCTGCAAGGTTGCGAATTGCGGTACGCTACAAGCAATGCTTTTAGTGATAGTTGCCGGTACTGATCTCCGGCTTAGTGTTATTTGGTGGTGTACTTTCAACCACTCCCAAGTTTCCTATTTGCACCGACGTGCCATTACCGCTGCGTATCAGCCTACGCATTAACTATCAATAAAACGCCCGTTACTTCTTCCAAGCAATTACACATCGATTTGCAATTGTCGGCTTTACCGAGGTTTCCCCGCTTTCGCGTTTTATACTATAACCACTAAGCGCTTAGAGTTATAGTAAGGACTCTGCTATCTTTCAAGGCGTTTTATTCATAGTGCCGTCTTTCCGGCTGTCAATTAACTTTTACGATGTCAATCCAATCGTCTTTTCACCACACTGAGGACACAGAGTATTTAGAAATCATCTTCTTCTGATTCGTCGTCAAAGAAATCAGCGCTTGCGACTTTAGCATCAGAGAAGGTTTCGCCATCTTTCTTGAACTGAACGCCAAGAATATTGGCAAGAATTTGTTTACCGCCTTTGGGATGATTTGAATACCAGAAGTCAAAAATAGCATTGACATAGCATCCTGCATAAACCTTATCATCTTCTTCGGTAATTGGAGCGCGATCTTTATCAAAAACAGGGATACGTTTGTTTGATGAACCTTTAAGCGCCATCATGTTTTCATAGCCATCATAGTCTTTAGTGTCACCGTCTTGAAAACAAGTGATTTTTAAACCTTTGGGCGCACCATCTTTAAATGTTTGAGCAATGAATTTATCAATTGCTGCTTGGGTAATTTTGTGATTTTTACTACCTTTTTCCATTAGGACGGTAGCTTCAAATTTTGTTTCTACGTTTTCAAATACTGCTTTTTTAAAAAGCGCTGGAAATGATAAACGAACTTCGCCTAATTTGATTTGTGTTTCTGACATTTTAGCCTTCTTGCTTTTAGCATTATGGTTTTGGGATTAGGTGAGGATGGGTTATTGATAAATCGCCAATTAAGTGATTTCCCATCCTCGTTTTAACTTAACCGGAGAGATAAGTTGAGTTAAGTTTAGATTGATTTATTACTTGTGTCAATCATCAAAATCAGAAAAATCATTTGCAGAAACTGACAAGGATTTTCTTGGATCACTTTCTGGTACAACAGTCGGTTTACCCGATTTTTTAACTATCAGATTTTCAAAGTCTTTTATGTTTTTCTTGCCTACTAACTTTTCGAATTTAGCCACTGAAATAAAACTACGCTCAAACAATTCTTCCTCAGTGTGTGCGTCAGAGAGTGCGATAACGGCTTCTTCTTCACTACCCCAATCGCGTGAACTGCGACCTTCGACAAGTTTGTAGCCGGTAAAGCCATTGCCCGATTCTAAGCGCTCTCTGACGTGTTCTTCAATGGCATTTAGCCAAGATTTAATCAGTGTTGCGCTACTCAGTGCAAGGTTAAGCTCTGCGTCGGATAACCTGTTTACACTGGGTAGCTCGTCGAAAAAACCAAACTCGGTTTGAATGGCATTTTCTGTGTAGCGCATAAGCTCTGGGCATCGTGCCTTGTGTTTACACCATTGACATTGCTTCTCACCGGCAGTCAGTGGGGCATTTTCCTGCATAGCCAGTTGCGCTCGCTCTTTTACCCACTCACCAAATGCTAGTAACTCATCGATACTTATTGTCAATTCATCAATATGGTCTAGTCGCGGTTGGTAGATAATCATTGTGATGGTCTTGATATCTTCGAGCATACCGAACTCGCTATAGACTCCTAGCGCGTAGATTTTGGTTTGCGTAGTATCAGCATAAACTTTCACGCCTTTACCGTATTTCAAGTCGATAATCGTTACGCTGTCGTCATTTAGAATGATGCAATCGGCTGTACCAAAACCGTCTTGTGCGTACTCGCTGTAGTCGAGTTTTTGCTCATAGATTTTATGACCTTTGTGTTCTGCAATGAAGTCCATGTAATTATTCACATGATGGCACATGGCTTTATCTACTGTTATCCAGTTTGTTTCGGGCAATTGCTTACCTTCAAAGTCAAATGGATTGAGATCACCTTTCAAGCATATCTCTGCAAGTTCATGCGCTGCCGTACCTTCGTCCGCAAATGCGCTACGGGATTCTTTGTAAGGCTTTTGCGCTGCGACGCTACCGGAGCAATATAACCAAGTAGCACTACCACTTGCGCTCAGTAAAGAGTGTTTAGGCGCTTCTTCATTAGACATTGAAGCTCTCCAAGAAGTTATAAAATTCAACATAGTGTTTAGGCGCAAGAGTCATTGTGCTAGATGCGCCTAGTTCAGTTAACTTATCTATGATGCAATCTTTAGAAACAGCGTTGCGTTGACGCAGTTCAAGCGCTATTTCTTTTAACAGTTTAGATGTTATGAGAAGTTCGGGTTCTTTTGCTTCTTCAACAGGTTCTTCAGCGAGTTCTTCCACTTCTACTTCTACAGGCTTTTCTTTTTTCTTTGTTGCTTTGGGTTTTATTTGCTCGGCTAATTGTTCAATGGCTGTTTTATTAGCGCTAGATGATCCTGCTCTACCTTCATCCCTATCTACTTTCATCGCTTTGTTCATTGCTTCGTGATGCTCAATATCAGTGATGCTTTCAACAGTTTCTTTGTTATCCTCAATAATTGCAGGCGCTAACGTTTCATCAAGCGTTTTGACAACATCCTCGAGTCTGAATTTGAACGCAGTTGATTGCTTAGTTAGCGTTTCGTGAATGCCGTGACTGATTCCAGATTTGATAATTTCATCCGTTTGCACTAAGCGCTCTGCCACTTCATGCAATAACTCATAGCTAAACTGGGTGTTTGTGCCATGTATTAATGAGAGTGAAATGAATTCACCAAGTTGGGTGTTTGTGAGTATTGTTAAATCATTCATTGTGTTTTTCCTCTGTTGTTGTAAAATGAGAGTCAATCTTAACTTAACTCACAAAGAGATGCAAATGGAAAATGAAGAATTTTATGACGGTGTGTCCGTTGATGATGTGGTGCAGTGGTTTGGCGGTGAGCAGGTTGTGTTAGCAAAGAAGTTGGGTGTGACTAAAGCAGCGGTGTCGTATTGGGTAACTGAAGGAAAGATACCGGCAAACAGGGCGATACAGGTTGAGCAATTAACCGATGGGGCAATTAAGGCAGTTGATTTACCAATAATTAAAAGATAACGAGGATTGTTTATGGTGGAGTCTACTAAAACGTACCGCATAAGTCGCGGGGATAAGAACAGTGCTGTCTGTCGCAATGTGGAGGTGACATGGGAGCGAATTTGCACGGTACTTGGTAAGCACAAAGTCGCAAAGACCAAAGAGCAGGAAGGCTGGTTCTGTGGCGGTGGGTTCAGTGGTGGTTATCGCAACACGGAGAACCTGCTTGGACGTTCACTTTTGACCATTGACGTTGATGAATGCGCAATGACTAAAGGAGAGATTGAGTTTGAGCTGGAGATGACCGGCTTTGCGCTGGTTGCGTACTCAACATGGCGTAGTACAGATGACGCTAATCGCTTTCGTATAGTGTTACCACTGTCACGGGAGGTTAGCGCGGAGGAGTATGTTGCCGTGATGCACTGGTTCGCGTCGGAGTTTAGCAGTTTTATTATTGATGACAGTGCTTTTAAGCCTGCTCAGTTTATGTATATGCCAAGTATTAGCGGTGGTTCGATTGAGTCGGCTTTCGTGATGGTGATGGAAGGCAGTGAGATTGATGTGGATGTAGCGCTTGCCTTTCCTGTTGAAAAGCTGGTGCAGGGAACTGTCAAGGAATACTTGACGACTGAATTTGATGTAGATGACGCGGATGATGACGCGGATGATGACGCGGATGATATGCAGGGACTCTCGCTTGCACTCGCGCATGAACCGATTGATGTCAGTGATGCACTGGTTGAAGCTAATCTCGATGCACTGGTTGAAGCGGCAGGTGATTACTCGACGTGGATTACCGTTGGGCAAGCATTGCATCATCAATATCGCGGATCGGATGAGGGTAAACTTCTTTGGCTTCACTGGTCTGCTAACTCGGACAAGTTTAACGCGGCAGATATTGACCGCAAATGGCAATCATTCAAGACGGAAAAGAAAGTGCGCCCGTTGACGTTTGCCACAGTGATTAAGATGGTCAAAGACAGCGGAGTAAGTGTTGGGGAGATTGTCGAGAAGCAGGTGAAAGAAATCTTTGTCACTGGGTCGGAAGGTCTATCGGTTGATAATGACAGAGCGTATGAGGATGTGCGCAATAAGTTGCGTAAATTACCACTCAGCGCTGTGACATTAACCAAGCGTCAGCAAATCGCACAGGACATTTACGACCGGTGGGGTAAAGGTGAGGGGATGACGAAGTCGGCTATTGTTCGTGAGCTTTGCCCACCGAAGAAAGGTGGGTTGGTTGTTGAGGAGATGCCGTCGTGGTTGAAAAACTGGGTTTATGTACAACGTCCGATGGAGTTTCATAACTTGAAGTACGGCTACTCTATCAAGCGCGAAGCATTCAACGCGGAGTTTGATCGCATGGATGAGTGCGTCGCAGCGGAAAGGTCGGCATCATCGATGGCGCTGGTTGATTGGAAAATGGATACAGTCATCGATACCATGTACTGGGCGAGTAAGAACGATGGGATTTTCGTTAATGATAACGATGGGTTGCGGTATGTGAACTCGTATAAGAAGCGCGGTGTGTTGCCATGTGAAGTAATGGATGCCGATGGGTTGCTTGTTGTGGATATGATGCTCAAGCACTTGGAATTTACGCTGGTTGAACCTAAAGAAAGGGCGATACTGCTGGACTGGATGTGTCACGTCGTGCAAAACATTGGTAGTAAAGTGAACTGGGCAGTGCTTTTGCAGGGTACGCAAGGTGGCGGTAAAACATACTTTACTCGAATTTTGCAGGGGATACTTGGATCGAACGCCACGCAACTTGATCCTAAACAGTTCACGAAAGGGACGTTTAGCGGGTGGGCGTATGGTTCGGTGCTGAATATTGTTGAGGAGATACGGCTATCGGGCGATAACAGGTGGTCGATTATCGATACAATGAAGCCGTACATTACAAACGAAACGATCCAGATTGAGGAAAAGTTTTCTAATTCGCGGACTGTTCCTAATTTTACTTCGTATTTTCTTTTGACCAATTACCAAGATGCTTTGCCGATTACCAATGGGGATCGTCGTTACTGCGTTTTGTATAGTCGCTGTCAGTCGGAGGAACATTTGTTTGCACTACTTGGTGGTGAGCAGGAAACTAACAGGTATTTTGAAAAGTTGTTTTTAGAAACTGATCGACGGATGGACGCACTTTGCTATTACTTTATGAATCGGGTGATAAGCGCGGATTTTTCAGCGAAAGGTCGAGCGCCTAAAACTTTGTCGCGTGAAAAGATGATAGGGTATTCTGTGTCACATGAATTTGAAGAAGTGAAAGATTTGATTGCACATTACCACTGTGAAGTCATTAACGAAAACATAGTTGATATTACATTGCTGGGAAAACTTAATTTTGAGGAGTTTGAACCTTCAGTTTTAAAGCTCCCGAAAACGTCGGCATTAACTCGGATACTTTTACAGATTGGCTACGAGAAAGTTCACAAAAGAATCGATGTGCCGACAAGCGATGGAGGGCGGAAAAAACACACGATTTGGCGTAGAAGCACGTTAGACGAGAATGAAGTTATCAAGAAAGTCCGTGAGCATTACGGGATTTAAAATTTAAACTATGTCGCAGAGAAAAAACGCTAAATTTTATTTGCGACATAGTAACTATGGATTTGCGACATAGTTTGAAAATCACTATGTCGCACCTTCAAACCCTTATAAATACTACATTCTTATACTCTCTGCGACATAGTAGACATAGTTTTAGTAATAATTGGTATAGAGATTAATTAATAGAAATATAGCCTTTTTTGTATTGATTTATAATATATATATAAATGGGAAAAACTATGTCCACTATGTCGCTATGTCGCAGACAAAAAAGCCGGCAGTTAACCGGCTAATATTTTATTCTGATTCGATACCGTGGTTTCGTGGATCATATTGCCTATGTCCAGCACGACCACCGCAACCTTCACATTGAACAAAAACATCTAATACTCTACCGTCCTCATCAACGTATGTTTTTGCACCGTCCATGGGATTGAGTGGCGCTGTCATATCACACCCACAGTCTAAACATTTGTCATAAGGCAATGAACGGTACTTTTTAAATTCCATCATCGTTCTAATTGCTAAACTCACAAAAGCCGATTTTGATTTGAGTCCAGCGGCTTCGAGAAAATCAATTAAATCTCCCTGTATTGATAATTGATAGTGTCGAGCTTTTTTACGCGGATCAATCTTAGGTCTACCGCGTGAAACTTTTAGCGCCTTGGGTACTTTTACTTTCATTGCCTTTTTAGTGAACAGCATTTTTAATTTCCCCGTACTCTGCTTCAAGTGATTTCCATGCGGTAACGTATTCTTTGTATGCTTGAAATAAATGAACATCTTCATCGTAAAGCATTTGAAGGTATTCACTAGGTAGCGATTGGATGTATTGTTTATATGTCATCATGTCTATTCTCCGGTGTAAATATAAATGCGTTGTTTATCGTTATAAATTGGCAATCCTTTACGGTCGTAATGGCGCACAATTTTAAAACCTATTTTTTTACCATCTACTGTGAAGTAGTCTGTTTTTGATCCGTAAACCATTCCCCACTGACCAATCGATAAAGTCATCCGATAGCGCAAGTTAGGAAAACAGGTGCGACATTTAGCCGCAAATTCATGATTAGTATCAAGTTTGAATAATGACATGGTTATTCTCCCCAAATGATAATTAGTTCAGCTACAAAAATTACAGTGAAAATTGTTGTCAAAATTGATCCCATTACCACGTCGTAAAATGTATTCATGTTATATCTCCGGTTTAAGTTAATTAGTGCAATAGCGCACTGCATAACGGCTTATATTTAAGCCGTTACACGCTGAACTATTCCCAGTCGCTGTAATCCTCTAGGATATCCACTACACGCCCGCTAACGTCGATTAATGCGCTGTTAGCGTCGTAGATTTGCGCGTGAATCATATCGCCTATATCTTTGCGTTTTTCGCTACGAACGACGGTATCGTCATCAAGTAAATAAGTAATCATTTCTATATCTCCCGTTAATAAATTGTTTCGTAATGAATTGCTAAATTTGCATTGCTAATCGAATGATGAATTTGAAAACCACATTCTTCAATGCTCGTGAATTCACCAAATCTTTTTTCATGCCATTTCAAAAATGTCATTATTCGCGTTGCGTGTCTTTTGTTTGAAAAGCAACAAACACATTTACGATTAAACATTAGCGCGTGTTTAAGCACTTTGTTTGATGCAATTAATTCGATAGTAAATTTATTCATTTTGTATTCTCCGGTTAAATGTAATCTAATTCTTTGGCAATACGTCTAAGCGCTGTTTCAATATGATTATCATCAAGATACTGATAAAGAAAATCAGTGGCGGTAAAATGTAACTTAGCTGCTTTGAACAGTCCCCAGATAAAAAACTTTTCTTTGTTTTTGCCTAAATCATTTGCTTTGAATGCCAGCATTTGATCGCGTGGCAATGCTTTGATAGCATCCTTCATCATGTTGTAGTGTGCCTGTTTCATTTTCATGCCTGTAATCTCCCTGCTTTGTATTCTCTAATAAACTTTTTAGCAATGTCTTTTGATTTGGTTAATGCTACTAAGCCGCACGGAAAGCAAACCGACATGATAGACTCTCCATTGTAGACAGCGCCACAAATGTATTCTCCCTTGTAGAATACGCTCCAGCTTGAATGAATTAGGCTTGTTTGACGACGTGCCGAAAGTGTTTGTTGATAAGTTTTATTGAGTTTCATTTTATATCTCCAGTTTATTTTGCGATTTCGTTAATGAATACAATATCGTTGTGGCTATAGCACAATCTGCAATCATTGCATTTTTGATGACAATTGATAGCGACGTTAGCGCTTAAATCCGATTTTTTATGTGCCGTGAAAACTTTGTCATAACCAGCAGGCAGGCGGTCAATTTTATTCATTTTTGTACTGCTATGAATTAGTATTACGTTAACAGGTTTAGATACCATCGCTAAAACTGCTTTGATTAGGTCTTTGCGTTTAGTCCAGAATCCGAATGTAGTCTCGGGGTTTTTACGCGCAAGGTTAAAATAGTTTAAAACGTGAATTTCATTATGTACTTCGCCAAATGAATCAAAGCGAGCGATTGCGAAATTTAGTCTCGGTAACTCAGCATCTAAAAGAATGCGTTTATATAAATCGGCATTGCGCTCTAATGCGTTTATTAACTTTGGATAACGCTTTTCAGTGTTAATTGAATAACATCTAGTGCAAACCACTGTTTTGTCGTTTGATCCATTCATTTTGATGCAGAAAGGATTGCTGCTTGCTGGAGTATTGAAAGAAGGGATGTTTTCCATCTTGGCAGTTCCCATTGTCATGTGAAGTTTAAAGCTCATTTTTATTCTCCGGTTTGGTTAGTGTAATAGCACACTGCATAACGGCTTAATATGTAAGCCGTTACACGCTGAACTATTTGGCTTTTAAAGCCGCTTCTTTCAATGCGCAGCCGTCTTGCATTGAATCCAAATGACAACCGATTGTTAACCAACGTACAAAATTGAATTGGTCAACTGATCCTTTTGCTTTATCTAAAATAAAGTATTTCATGAGTTTTCTCCTAAGTTTCTATTTAAATATTCAACGCCATAACTATCAATACGAGCGCCTTCTTCATCATATCTATCTGCTTCAACTTCAACAGGTATAACGTAAACTGGAATATCGGCAGTTGTATCCGCTGAAAAAATTACTACGCACCCAAAATCAGATGTAAGTCTAAAATCGCGATGACCTTTAACAAGCGGATAACCGCTCATCTCTTGAAAGCGCTTTGCAGCGCCTTCGTAAGTTTTGTATTGACGTGTTTCTGATCCGTCTACGTCTCTTGTTGTAACTTTATATAATGCTTTCATGATTCTCTCCGGTTTAGTTTATTTTTTGTTTCACCCCGAGGGGACTACAGAATATTCGATGTAATTTAACTAATCAACTTTATTATTTTAGTTAATTACTTTTAATAATATTCTTTAGCGTAAAATTAATAAGCGATTTGGCTAAAATGTTGATTTAATTGAAGAAAACAGATAGGAATGTTATAACATTACATCAAAATTCCTTCCCGCAATCATTGCCGACAGGCTTCATTCCTAGCATCCTCTGCGGCACAAATCAGCAGGCACAAAAAGCCTTAAAGGTGTTGCCTGTTAATAATTACCTGCTAAAATTCAATTGCCAATTTTGGCATAGCTAACAAGAGGATTTTCAAAATGGA